AAGTTGGAGTATACTTTTTGCTTAATTTTCGAACCGTCAGATGGAAAAATATACTTAGTACAGGAAATGCATTTATTGAAATACGTTTGGATGAAACAAGATCAACCTTGTGTCATGGAGTAAATGGCGCAGGTAAAAGCACTTTCATCGAAGCCATTTCCTTTGCTCTTTATGGTAAGCCTTTCCGTAAAACAAATAAACCACAATTGGTTAATTCTATTAATAAAAAAGAACTCTTGGTAGAAATTGAATTTTCTGCCAACAATAAAGAATATCTAATTCGTCGAGGAATGAAGCCAAATGTGTTCGAAATTTATGAAAATGGTAAACTGATCAATCAAGAATCGGCTACTAAAGATTATCAGGAAATTTTGGAAAAAACAATCCTCAAAATGAACCATAAATCATTTTCACAGATTGTTGTCTTGGGTTCGGCTACGTATACACCATTCATGCAATTAACCGCGACCGCGCGGCGTGACATTATCGAAGACCTTTTGGATATCCAGGTTTTTTCGACCATGAATATTCTTCTCAAAGATAAAATTTCAATCGCAAAAGAAGACATTTCTTCCATTAGATATAATATTGATATTACCAAAGAAAAAATTGAATTACAAAAAGAATATATACGAAAGATTAGACAAAATACCAATCAAGTAGTAAAAGAAAAGCAAAAGAAAATTAAAGAAAACAACGATCTGTTTAATAAATATACTTCTGTCATTTCTGATTTTCTTGCTGAAATTGCCAAATTACAAAATTCAATTTCAGATAGTGAGGCTGTAATTAAAAATAAAGCTGCTTTGATTGATATGGGTAAACAATTAAAAACCAAATTGACAGCAATACGCAAAGAAATTTCATTCTATGATGATAATAAAACATGTCCTATGTGTAAACAAGGAATAGATCATAATTTTCATTCAGAAAAACAAGATGAAAATAGAGAAAAAGAAACAGAATTGGTTGCCGCAGAATATAAACTTGAGAAGAAACTAATGTCTGTTAATTCGAGAATTCAAGAAATTCATGTTGTAAATCAAGAAATCAATGCAATTAATGAAAAAATTAATGGTTATAACCAAAGTATTTCAGGATTAACAAGATATACGTCAGAATTACAAAAAGAAATCGATGGACTACAAAATAAAGAAGATTTTGATGTACATGAATTGCAAAAATTGGATGATCTTTCCTCGGCTTTAGCTAAATATGAAAGTCAGAAAGAAGAACTTTTGTCTTATAAAGCAACACTTGATGTTGCTTCTATGATACTTAAAGATTCTGGTATCAAATCCAAAATCATCAAGCAATATATTCCAGTTATCAATAAATTGATCAACAAATATCTTGCTCAAATGGAATTTGTGGTAGATTTTAATCTAGATGAAAATTTTAATGAAACTATCAAATCTAGATTCCGTGACGAGTTCAGTTATGAAAGTTTCTCTGAGGGTGAAAAAGCCAGAATTGACGTCGCGCTTCTATTCACATGGAGAGCCATTTCGAAATTGAGAAATTCGAATAACACCAATATTCTTGTACTGGACGAAATCGGTGATAGTTCATTAGATAGTTCGGGCAGTGAAGAATTTATCAAAATTTTACAAGATTTGGCGGGTGACACAAATATATTCATGATTAGTCACAGGGCAGATGGCATACAAGATAAATTTGATAGAACAATCGAATTCGTAAAAGATAAAAATTTTACTCGTTTGGCTTAATAGGAAATAATAATGGAAAATAAAATAAATTCAGTATCAGGATTTCTAGGCGAAATCTTGGATAAAACACAATTAAATTTTGAACCTCCTCTCAAGATCAGGGATTATAATGATCCTATTCTACGTCAAAAATGTGAAAATTTTAATTTTAAAAATCCTCAAATTGATATTGTACAATTTTCAACGGACCTTGTTGAAACAATGTATAAAAAAAGAGGAATTGGACTTGCAGCAAATCAAGTTGGTGTTCCACTAAAAATTTTCGCAATGCACGCCGATCCTGCTTTGGTTGTAATCAATCCAAGAATTATAGAAGTTTCAGAAGAAGTTGTTTTGCTTGAAGAAGGTTGCCTTTCTTATCCTGGTCTCTATGTTAAAGTAAAGAGGCCTTTATGGATCAAAGCTAGATTTAATTACCCTAACGGTCAAGCAAAAACATTTCGTTTCGAAGGAATGACTGCGCGAGTATTCCAACATGAGTTTGCTCATCTCGAAGGTTTAAATATGCTGGATTTCACAAACAAATTTTATAAAGACAAAGCAGAAAAAGTTTTGGCGGCCAGAGAAAAGGCACTGAAAAAAATTGAGAAGGTGATTGCATAATGGAAAAGAAATTTAATAATGGTCCGTTCGTAAAAGGCGATTGTTCTACGGAAAATACTACAACAGATTTTGCTGTCCGAATTGCCCAACATGCGACCATGGACGAACAATACAAAAATATCAACTATAAATATAACGAAGATATGATCGTAAGAGATTTCCAGTTATATCTGGATTCGACTTACGGGGAACATTATGTTGCAGACGATGATATCCAATGCTTTGATGCATGGATTGCCATGGGAGATGCAACGCCTACATTTCGAAACACTGCATTGAAATACCTTTGGAGATACGGAAAGAAAAACGGAAATAATAAAAAAGATTTAATGAAAGCATTACATTATATTATTTTATGTTTGCATAATGATCATTATAAGGATCAACAACATCAAACTGAAACTTGTAAAGATGGAGTGTGTTCGATATAAATAATTATTTCTGGAGAAAATATATGTTGCCGTATTCTTTATTCTGTGAACGAGTTTTACAAAAAGCAAAAGATCCTGGATTCAAAAGGTTACAGGTACATACGCGATCTTTACATACAGTTAAACAACACGGCGATGGTTACACAAGTAGTACAGCAGACCCAAGATCAGGTATATTACATCATGTTGGACAAACAACACATGAAATAGGTCATGTTTTACATAATAATGAACCAGTAGGAAATGTAATTCCTGTCAGAAACGAATCTGGTGGATTAGAAGGCGCAATTCCTGTTACTCATGGAAAAGAAGTTGGGGATATGATACCAGGCAAAAATGCTGTCATGGATGCTGTCGACCATATAATCAAAACACATAAAGGCAATACATAATGTCATATACAACGAAAGAACAAGATCATGGCGTTGTCACTGTGCATCATGGCGAAGAAAAAGTAGGGGTTGTTGTTCCAACGAGACATCCAAAAACAGGAGACGTTATGACACATTGCGCAATTCATCATTCTGGTGAATGTTATCCTACAATACCAGAAAAAGAAACTGCCGTAAATGCCGTAATTGCGATAGATAAAAAGCACCGAAATTAAAATAACTAAATACTTTTACGATATTACATATTAAGGAAAATTCCATGTCTTCAAAATTTTTACAATTTCCTAAAGAATTGAACACAACCGCATTGAATGAACTGTTTGGCAAAAAAAAAGCGGCTCCATTATCTCCAGAAGATCATTTGCAAAAACTTTCGAAAGAGGCACACAACGCATCGCACGATGCGACAAATCAATCAACCGATACTTGGGCCAAAGCACCAAACCCCTCATATATCCGCAAGTCACAAAAAGATCAGGTTCTAGCGAAACATGAAGCTTTGTATGGTAAGCGCAGTGGCCAAACCGATCCAGAAGACGCTCGGGGTGAACATAGAGGAGCAAAAGAGAGCCATGAAGTTGTTGCAGCAATGCACGCAAATGTTGCACACGAAGCATTTAAGCAAGGCGCACATGATCTTGCACAAGAGCATTTAAAAATGGCCGAGCATCATGGACATGAAGCACACAAACACGAAAACGAAATGCACAGGATCCAAAATGAATATCCTTGGTAAACAAATATGAAAAGTTTTAATTCTTTCTGTTCTGATATCAATGAAACCGATCCCTGTTGGGATGGCTATCATATGGTAGGAATGAAAAAGAAAAAAGGAAAAACTGTACCTAATTGTGTACCAACCGAAGAAACTATATATGAACGTGGGGCGGATTCTAAAGGATATTATCGCTCAACTGAATCTGGCGCCGGATTGACAGCAAAAGGCGCAAAACATTTTGGCATACATACTGCTGTCACTACTGAACCAAGTAAGTTAAAATCTGGGTCGAAAGCAGCGAAAAGAAGAAAATCTTTTTGTGCCAGAATGTCTGGAATGCCAGGTCCGATGAAAGATGAAAAAGGTCGGCCGACCCGCAAGGCGGCATCATTAAGAAGATGGCACTGCGGATCATAAAATAAATTGAAATTCTATCCTGCGAAGGAAGAGCCGCCTAAATCATAATACTAAATAGGAAGTAAATGACGAGACATAGAACTATATACGAAGCAAATTTTGGACCTATACCAAAAGATGAAACCGACAGATCATACGAAATACACCATATTGACGGTGACAAAAATAATAATTCTATCGATAATTTAAAATGTGTGTCGATACAAGAACATTATGATATTCATTATCGACAAGGCGATTGGGGTGCATGTCTAATAATGTCCTCCAGAATGGACATTTCGGCCGAAGAAAAATCTAAATTGGCCAAACAACGTAAACACACCAAAGAAACCAAAGAAAAATTAAGAATTGCAAACAAAATGCAATTTGATAATCCTGAATTGAAGGAAAAACATTTACGTGCATGTTATGCAAAAAATGCAAACCATACCAATAAAATATGGATTAATAAAAATGGAAAAAACAAAAGAGTCACAAAAGAAAATTATAAAGAAAACTTTAGTGATTGGAATTTAGGAAGAATATTTAAAGACGGTCCTAAATTTTATGATTTTGGCAACAGAAAACAGTGTCCAAAAACTGGACGTTTTATTTAAGGAGATAATGTAAATGGAAATTAATATTGAATTGGAACAACTGAGAAAAAGGAAGCTATTCGTAGCAGCACCAATGTACGGTTAAAATGTCAGCCGTACTAAAATTGGGTGAATTGCTGGAAACCCCTTAGAGTTCTGTTCACTACAGCATGGTTAGAAATGACGAGTGCGAAAGTTAAAAAGAAACAGAAATTGGGCAATCAGCAGCCAAGCTTCTAATAAGAAGAAGGTTCAACGACTATCCTAACGGAGTAGGTTATAAGCAAATGATAACCGAAGCGCCCAACGAATCAAATATGATTTGAAGATATAGTCTATTCTTTATGTAAACATAAAGCTCCATGGGTACAATTTTGCGAATTGTATTAAATATTAAAGGGACAATGTGCAGGGATGTTCTGTCGGTCAACAAATGACCTATCAGCCATGGCAGTACATTATGGAATTGACCTCCGCTTTTATTACCTTTTTAACGAGTCCTTGATCACTCGGGCCCGTAACTATTGTGTGGATGAATTCATGAGGTCAGATTGCACCCATATGCTATTCATCGACTCTGACATTGGTTTTGATGCAAAGGACGTAATGACCCTCCTCGCCCTTATGGATGACGAGAGTGAATATGACGTGCTATGTGGTCCTTATCCTAAGAAGTGTATCTCATGGGAAAAAATCAAGCAAGCCGTCGATTTGGGGGTTGCCGATGACGATGCAAACGTGCTAGAAAGGTTTGTGGGAGACTACGTGTTTAACCCAGCCGGTGGACAGACCCAAATCAAGATCGATGAGCCTGTAGAGGTCATGGAATCTGGTACAGGGTTTATGATGATCCGCCGTCAGACATTTGAGAAGTATGCTGAGGCTTATCCCCAGTACTGGTACCGTCCTGATCACGTCCGAACTGCCGCCTTTGATGGTTCTAGAGAGATCATGATGTACTTCCAGGCCGATATCGATCCTATTACGGATTCGAAGCGGTACCTTTCAGAAGACTATTGGTTCTGCCAACTAGCACGGGCCGCTGGCCTTAAAGTATGGCTCTGCCCATGGATCCAATTAAGCCACGTAGGCTCTTATATTTTTGGTGGCTCTCTTGCCGATATTGCTTCAATTGGAGCAAGCGCCACTGTTGACCAAGCAAAACTAGGATCGAAGAAGTAAAATGCAAGCACTAGGTAAGACACTTAACATTAAGACTACCTTCGCGGTAAAACAAGTCATTGCTTTTTTAGAACAGCATCTTGCCGCACACAAGAAGGAATATGCGGAAGCCAAGGCAATCTACACCGAAAAGGTAGCCGAAAAGCTCCGTATCCTGGCTGCCGAAGCCGATAAGCAAGCAACTAAGGGATATAATTTAAAGGAGATTTCGGCTGACTATTCGGCAGTTGTCTCTCTAAAGGTACCAGTAGACGCGACCGAAATGTATGAACAATACATTGCTATCTTCAAGCAAAGCACTTCCAAGGATGTTGAACTTTCAATGGAAGACGCCAATTGCTTGATCAACGATGCCTGGGACTGGGCCCAGAGCGCAAAGACTACCAACTCATTTTATTCCAACTTGCGATAAAAAAATGGTTGCCTTTATCCTGGAGTTTGATAGACTCCAGGATATACCCTACACATTCACATTATGAGGATTAAATGAAGATTTCCGACCGCGCACTAACGGTACTAAAGAATTTTAGCTCAATCAACCAATCGATTATCATCGAACCCGGCAATGCCATTGTAACAATGTCGCCACAAAAGACAATTATGGCAAAGGCCGTGGTTGACGACACGTTTGAACGTACTATGTGCATCTATGATCTTTCACAATTTCTACAGGTTCTTTCCTTGTTCAAGCAACCTGAACTGGAACTTGAATCTGAGAGTGTTCTTATTCATGATGCCCAGAAGAAGTCTCGTTATTTTTATGCGGACGAATCACTTCTACTTCATCCACCAACTAAAGAACTAAAGGTCAAGGAAGATATTACTTTCTTCCTGCCCTACCAAGCGATTTCTAGCATCCTAAAGGCAACGAACATCCTTTCTGTACCTGAGATTGCCTTTGTTGGTGAAGGCGGTAAGCTTTATATCCGTTCAGTCGATACGAAGAATGCATCCTCTAACAGCCTTAGCCACGAATTGGGTGATACTGATGCCGGTGAATTCACCGTAATTTTTAAGCCGGAATATCTTGCCAAGCTGTTCGATGCCGACTATGATGTGATTATCTCGTCGTCCAAGATTGCACGGTTCGAAGCTAAGAATATTGTGACTTATTGGATTGCCGTCGAAAGTAATTCCGTTTTCTAAAACTAAATAGACAAGATAATGCGGAGGTGGTATAGTGGTTGTGCCTTGGGTTTCCAACCCAAAGAGGCCGGTTCGATCCCGGCCCTCCGCTCCATTATTGTCCGTTAGACGTTGACGCCTTTATAAGTAAACAGTATACTGCCTGTTTTGTAATCAGGAATCCGGGGGGCGGCACCTCGTAAAGGCACCATTTTTATTATGTGTAGGCTGCACAGACGGTGGGGTGCGACGGACTGTAAATCCGTTCCTTCGGGCTTGTAGGTTCGAATCCTACCCTACACACCAACAAATTAAAGGATCTATTATGTTAGACAATCAAACTGAAGAACGCGAAGAAATTGATATCGAATTAACCGATGAAGAATTCCTTAAAATCGCCAAAATGGCACATGAAAATGATATCACATTCAATAAACAAATTGAATTAATTCTCGCAACGATGATAGAAGAAATCGACACGAATGTCTAACATCTTTTTCTACTCTGATCCTCATTTTGGACACCAAGGTGTATGTAACTTCACTAGGAACGATGGTTCTCCATTGCGTCCATGGGATCGTGTTGAAGAAATGGATGAGGCTCTAGTCGAACGGTTTAACAAGGTTGTTGGTCCAAAAGACAAGGTATATTTTCTTGGTGATGTTGCCATGAGAAAGCCTGGTCTCCAAATTGTTAAAAGATTGAACGGAGACCTGGTACTGATCAAAGGTAACCATGATATTTTTGAATTGAAGGATTACCTTTCTGTAGGATTCAGGGATGTCCGTGCTTGCCATGTACTCTCTGGTATGATCATGACCCATATCCCTGTACATCATTCCTCACTTGCACGGTTTGGGACCAATATTCACGGGCATCTACATGCCAATCGTGTNTATAAGGCCCGTGGAGTTGATGCCCGCACAGGAGAAGTTTTGTACAGTGACCAAATTGATCCCTTTTATCATTGTGTCTGTGTCGAACATACTGATTATGCCCCTATTTCATTTGATGATGTAAAAAAGAGAATTGAAGCCGAGGGTGGACTTACATCTTTTAAGGAACGAACATGATATTTGATGATTGGTTCAATGGAACAGAAGGATATGGACTTAGATCCGAAAGGTTCTTCGAAGGCCTTCCTGCCCTTACAGAACAAGAAATTCAATATCTTATTATGTGGTTAAGAACCTCATATGCCGTGGGTCTAATATCCGGATTTGAAGAAGGTCGAAAAAAGAAAAAGTAGGTTGCCATTCGATCCATATCCTGTATAATGGTATTAAATGAGAGGTCAAAATGTTTCCTGAAATTAATCATATCGATGATGTGTTGCCGGCCATTAAGGACCGCAGTGAATTTATTATAGCCGAAAAAGAAGGCTATAAGGTGGTCAACTATATGGTTGCCCTCCAAGAAACATTCCCTGATCGTTCTCACCCCGACGCTGGCCTTCTCCGCGAATTGCGGGGTATTATCTTTTGCTCGGAGACGGGTAAAATTCTGGCTCGCCGGCTCCACAAGTTTTTTAATGTGAATGAGCGCGCCGAAACCAAGATTGCTGAACTGCCTTGGCACGAAGAATTCCACATCATGGATAAGCTTGACGGTTCCATGATCACCCCTATTAAGATCGGTGATCATATCCGTTGGGGTACCAAGATGGGGATCACTGGTGTTTCCATGCAAGCTGAAGAGTTTGTTGCGACTCGTCCAGAATACACTGATCTTGCCAAGTTTCTAATTTCAATTAATTGCACACCAATTTTCGAATGGTGTTCTAACCAACAGAGGATTGTTATCGATCATCCTGAGGATAATTTGATCCTTCTGCATATTCGCGAAAATGTATCTGGTAGATATTGGCCGAGGAATCAAGTTGAAAAGCTTGCGTCTTTTCGTTCGATTCCTATCGTCAATACATGGTCTTCATATGATTTCTCATCGACTGAATTGCTGGAACATATCCGGACTCTTGAGGGCGCCGAGGGAGTTGTGATTCAATTTTCCAACGGAGACATGGTTAAGATGAAGTCGGATTGGTATGTCCGAATTCATAGAGCCAAAGAAAAGATATCCGATGATCGTAGAACAATTGAATGTATTCTTGCAGGTGAAATTGATGATCTGTTACCTGTTTTACCACAGGGAGATGTCGATAGAATCCGCAATTTGGAAACTAATTTGCGTGCCACTTTACTATTGGAATCTGTGGCCGTAACAACCATTTTGTTTGGTATTCGCAAGAATGAAATGTCCAGAAAGGACTTTGCCCTTGGATTAGGTCAAGAAATTCCTGAACACCAAAAAGCTGCCATCTTTAAGTTTTGGGAAGATCCTACTGCCGACAATGCTAAGGTTACCCAGTTTCTTATCGAACTGATACAAAAGAACTCGTCAAGCGGAACTAAGTTTGACACTATCCGAAAGCAAATGGGATTCTAATATGCCTAAGTTGATTATGTTGGTTGGCGTTCCTGGTTCAGGTAAGTCCACCTGGATTAAGAACCAACAGTTTCTTCCCAATACCGCCGTACTTAATACGGACGGATACATTGAAAATGTTGCCAGACAACAAGGAAAGACATATAATGAGATATTCCAAGATGCCATTGAAGATGCGACTCGGCTGTTTAATGAAGACCTCCAGTGGTATCGTTCAATCGGAGATAATGTGGTTTTGGATCAGACTAACGTGACCAGAAAGTCCAGAGCCCGAAAGCTCCGGCCTTTTCTGGATGTGGGATATAGTTGTGATGCTTATTATTTTGAAACAAAGTTTTCTCTTGACCAAGTCAATGAACTGAGGCCTGGCAAGGTGATCCCTTCGAATGTTTATTATAAGATGCTGCACGACCTTGAAGTGCCTTCTGTTGATGAAGGTTTTGAATATGTTTATCATGTGAGATATTGAGGAGATAAAATGACAGTTACAGTTTCGGGCCCAGATGAGTTCCTTTGGGTAGAGAAGTATCGTCCTAAGAATATTGAAGAAACAATCCTACCTGAAAGTCTAAAGGCTACCTTCCGTGAATTCGTAGCCCAGAAGAACATTCCAAATCTGATCCTAGCAGGCGGCGCCGGCATCGGTAAGACGACTGTTGCCCGTGCCATGCTCGAAGAGATCGGTTGTGATTATATTATCATTAATGCATCCATGGATAATGGAATCGACGTTCTACGTACCCATATTAAGAATTATGCATCGACTGTCTCATTTAAGGGAGGCCGCAAGTATATCATCCTTGATGAGGCCGACCACTTGAGTCATGCCGTCCAGCCGGCTCTCCGTAACTTCATGGAAGAATTTTCTAAGAACTGTGGCTTTATTTTGACGTGTAATTTCAAGAATCGGATTATCAGTCCTCTACATTCTCGTTGCTCAGTCATCGATTTCAACTTTAACAAGAAAGACCTGGCCGTAATTGCATCCAAGTTCCTGAACCGTGTCTGTGAGATCCTGGTTCTTGAAGGAGTAGAATACGATAAATCATCTGTTGCGTCTCTTATTACTTCATATTATCCCGACTGGCGGAGAGTTATTAACGAACTCCAGAGGTATTCTGCTAATGGTAAAATTGATAGTGGCGTTCTTGCTTCTCTCAGTGATGAATCGATTGAGACTCTAATCAAATTTATGAAGGCCAAGGATTTTATTAGTGTGCGTAGGTGGATTTCAGAAAATCCTCAAGATAATCCATCTGCCCTCTTCAAGAATATCTATGACCGGCTTGGTCTGTTCCTAACACCTCGGTCGATCCCTCAGATCGTTCTACACATTGCCCAGTATGAATATCAGTCTGCCTTTGTGGTGAACCAGGATATTAATACTGCCGCGGCACTCCTACAGATCATGCATGATGCAGAATATCTATGATCAACACACTCTTTGGTGAAGAAAAAGAAAAGATAGAAGTCCAAGAAACGGTAAAGATCGAAAAGGCCAAGCCATGGGACTATACGAATGCCATATACCAACACAAACATCTAATAAATGAATCTGTAGACGTTGAGGCTGCCGAAAAAGAATATAATGCCTATTTCACGAACCAACACTTTTCATTCTTCGTAACTACTATATTTTATGCCAATGAAATGAATAGGAATTATAATCTATCAAAGAAAATGCAATTTGATTATTATTATAATTCGATACGTAAACAGAGACCAAATTTCATTAAACTACCCAAGCGAGAACAACCGGAGTCTATTGATACGGTAAAAGAATTCTATAAATACAATGACAAGCGGGCACAAGAAGCACTTTCTTTGTTGTCCGATGAACAATTAGTAATTATAGAAAAAAAGCTCGCAAAGGGTGGAGTAAGAAATGGACGATGATTTATTCAGTGGAGTTGGGGTAGAAGTCACCCTTAATGATAGAGATGCTTTTCTTAAAGTCAAAGAAACGTTGACTAGAATAGGTGTCGCGTCAAAAAAGAGCAAAACCTTATATCAATCTTGTCATATCTTACACAAGCAAGGAAGATATGTAATTTTACATTTCAAAGAACTTTTTATTTTAGATGGGAAAGATTCTGATTTTTCAGAAAATGATGTTGCTCGCAGAAATACAATTGTGAAATTATTATCAGAATGGGGATTGGTTACGATTGTTGACGAGTTAGAAGAAGATGAACCTATTGCTCCAATTTCACAAATTAAAATTCTTCCTTATAAAGAAAAACCCGACTGGGAACTAATCGCAAAATACCAAATTTCTGGTGGCGACAAATATAAAAAATAGGATATATTATGACAAATTTCGAAAAAGTTAAAACTTTCCATGCCGTTTTTGGACAAGAAGATCCTGAAGCCGCAAGTTGGCCTTCAAAAGAAACAATCAAATTGAGGATTGGTTTGATTGTAGAAGAACTGAATGAACTTAAGGCAGCTATTAAAGATAAAGATATGATCGAAGTTGCTGATGCATTAACTGACATTCTTTATGTGACATATGGCGCCGCGGCAACATTTGGCATCGATATCGATGAATGTTTTGCCGAAGTACATAGATCAAATCTGAGTAAACTCCAACCTGACGGAACGGTAAAAAGACGCGAAGACGGAAAAATCCAAAAAGGCGAAAAGTATTCTCCTCCAAATCTTCATCCAATTGTCTATCCACAAAAATAATACTTGACTTCTTTTTTATCTATGTTATGATATATTATGTTTTCGTGGAGGCTTAATGGCAAAGTTTTATACAGAAGTTAATATCCGTGGAAACACCATCTTTGTCCGTGGTTACGACAACGGCAAGAGAGTACAACGTAGGGTAGATTATAAGCCATACCTTTTCGTTTCGACCAAGAATGAGGTCGCAGAGTATCGGTCACTTGATGGGCACAAAGCCGACCGTATTGATTTCGAAAACATCAAGGAAGCAAAAGAATTCATCAAGAGTTATTCTGACGTAGAAGGCATGACCATCTATGGCCTTACGTCTTATCTCTATGCATATCTTAATGACGAGTATCCAGGTCAAGTCCAGTACGACCTGGACATGATCCGTAAGCTTGGCCTTGATATCGAATGTGCCCCAGAAGAAGGTGAAGTCCATAGCTTCCCTGATATCCAACTAGCAAATCAACCTATTACTGCAATCACATGTTCGCTCAAGGGTAAGAAGATGACCTTTGGGCTGAAACCATATAAGGTCAGTGATCCTTCTGTAACATATAAGAAGTGTGCAGATGAGCGCCAGCTATTGCTAGAGTTTATTGGCTATTGGGAAAGTGTAGACCCAGATATTGTCACTGGTTGGAACATTGAATTCTTCGACGTTCCCTACATTATTAACCGTATCAAGAGGATTCTCGGCGATGTGTTTGCCAAGCGACTGAGCCCTTGGCGGATGCTTGAAGAAAAGATGATTGATATCCAAGGCAAGGAGCAACAGACTTTCCGGCCTATGGGTGTATCTGTGCTCGATTACCTCCGCGTTTACAAGCAATTCACTTATGTAACACAAGAGAGCTATAAGCTTGAAAACATTGCATATGTTGAGCTAGGTGAACACAAGTTGGATCACTCAGAACATGCCAATCTGACTGAGTTTTACAGAAACGATCCACAAAAGTATATCGACTATAACATCCACGACGTTCGTCTGATCGATATGCTTGAGGAGAAGCTAGGTCTACTTGACCTAGGTCTGACTCTTTCTTACGATGCTAAGATTACATATGATGATATGTTTACCAGCATTCGTTTGTGGGATATCATTATTCACAATTACTTGTTGGACCAAAAGATCGTCATTCCAATGCCGACGGGGTATAAGAAGGACGAGAAGTTTGAGGGTGCCTATGTACGTGAACCTCGCATCGGGATGCACAAGTGGGTGGCAACATTCGACGTGAACAGCCTTTATCCAAGTTTGATCGTCCAGAATAACATGTCACCCGAGACTTTCCGCGGTAAAGTAAAGATGCCAGATGTTGATGGCCTGCTCAAAGGCAATATTGATGAACGTCTATTTAACAAGCTCGTCGATGTCGATTATGCTCTATCGGCAAATGGAGCCTTGTGGGATAAGACACAGCAGGGATTCTTCCCAAAGCTTGTACTGAAAATGTATGCAGAACGTAAGGCATACCAAGCAAAGCTAAAAGAGGCCAAACAAAAAGGCACCAAGGATGTGTCTCGTTACCATAACCTACAGTTAGTTAAGAAGATTGTTCTTAACAGTTTGTTTGGCGCCACGGGACACCCAGCCTTTCGTTATTACCAGAATGATTATGCCGAGGGTATCACGATCCATGGTAAGCTTGCCATCCAATGGGTGGCACAAGATATCGACACATACCTGAACAAGATCCTAAAGACCGAGGGTAAGCAATTCGTCGTTTACTGTGATACCGACTCCGTATTCGTCACTCTGGATGATGTAGTTAACATGACAGGTCTTGATGACACGAAAAAGATCGTGGAGTTTGTTAACTCTTTCTGTGAAGACAAGCTGGAGAAGGTCATCGAAAAGTCATTTGATAACCTAAAAGAATTCACAAATTCCTATGTCAATCAGATGAAGATGAAGAGAGAGAATATTGCCGATACTGCAATCTTCCTTTCGAAGAAGAAGTATATTATGAATGTCTGGGACAGTGAAGGTTTCAGATATGATGAGCCTAAGCTTTACATCAAGGGCGTCGAGGCTGTGCGATCTTCAACGCCCGCGGCGTGCCGGGAGAAGCTTAAGGAGAGCATGAAGATTATTATGCTCGGGTCTAATCAGAAGCTTATTGATTATATCGATGACTTCCGTGCCCAATTTAAGAAAATGTCATATGAAGAAATCGCCTTCCCCCGTGGCGTGAATGGCATCGCCAAGTATACAGGTGGTGTCCAGAAGCTATACAAAGATGGTTGTCCGATCCACGTGAGAGGTACTATTGTATACAATGACCTCATTAAGAAGAACAAGCTTGAACGAAACTATCCGACCATTAAAGAGGGCGAGAAGATCAAGTTTTGTTACATGAAGAAGCCTAACATTTTCCATGAGGATATTATTTCATCTCCAGGTGACTTGCCCCATGAGTTGAACCTACATCGGTTCATTGACTATGACACACAATTCGACAAGGCTTTCCTTGCCCCCATTAAGAATATTACGGATGCTATCGGTTGGAAAACCGAGAATATTGCGACCCTAGAGTCATTTTTTGACGAATAAATACCTGTGCTGGGGTAGTTCCCCAGGATAAACCAATCAACAAAAGGAACTAAACATGTCACTACTCGACCGTCTATCTGGCGCCGGCTCAATCAAGCAAGCCCATGTCCTAGCATCTTCTCCATTTTTCGGAGAAAAAGAGCAAGCCTCCACTGGAATTCCAATCATCGATACTGCACTTTCTGGTCACCTTGACGGTGGCCTAGCCGCAGGTCTTACGTTCCTTGCTGGACCATCCAAGCACTTCAAGTCACTTCTAGGTCTGATCATGGTTGCTGCCTATATGAAGAAGCACCCAGATGCCGTATGTTTATTTTATGACTCTGAATTTGGTATCACACCTGATTATATCGAATCAAACGGGATTGATACCTCACGGGTCATCCACATTCCTATTGAGCATCTAGAACAACTTAAGTTTGATATCTCTAAGAGACTAGAAGAGATCAAGAAGGGCGATAAGGTCATCATCTTTATTGACTCTGTTGGTAATTTGGCCTCCAAGAAGGAAGTTGAGGATGCCCTTGACGAAAAGTCCGTTGCAGATATGTCACGGGCCAGGGTCATGAAGTCACTGTGGCGAATCGTAACTCCTCACTTGACCATCAAGGACATTCCTTGCGTTGCAATCAACCACACGTACCAGACCATGGAAATGTTCTCAAAGGCAGTCATGAGCGGTGGATGTCTTGAGGCTGGAGTAGAAATTCTTATGGCTGATGGTTCATATAGAAAAATTGAAGAAGTTCTTGAAGGTGAACTGGTGCAAACTCAAATGGGTCCTAAGGAAGTTACTGCTACATGGAATCCAGATACATTGGATGAAGGTGAACCCGAATGTTTTGAAATTGAGTTTGAAGATGGTCATAAAATTGTCTGTTCTGAAAATCATAAATTTTTTATTGATATAGGTTGGGTTAAAGCAAAATACCTTAACTATGAAGATAATGTAAAAATTTATTTGCAGAATACAATGAAAATTATTTCTATTAAAAGAATCGGAAAAAGACCAGTTTATGATATTTCAGTTGCAGAAGCTGAACATTATATTCTGAAAAATGGTGTGGTGACTCATAACACCGGCGGGATGTATTCCGCAAACCAAGTGTTCATCATCGGCAAGGCACAAGAAAAGGATGGCAAGGACCTACTGGGCTGGAACTTCACAATCAATATTGAAAAGTCTAGGTTCGTAAAGGAAAAGTCCAAGTTTACTTTCTTGATTACATATGACAAAGGTATCGCCCGCTATTCGGGTCTATTGGACCTGGCCTTGGAAATTGGCCTTGTTCACAAGCCAAAACAAGGTTGGTATTGCTCAGTTGATCCTGAAACAGGAGAAGTTTCCAAAAATTATCGTGAGTCCGATCTACTGACAAACAAAGAATTTTGGGAACCAATTCTTGCTAATCCAACTTTCAAGGAATTTGTTACTAGCAAATTTAGCGTCTCTAATGGTTCTTTGATCCAGGATGATGACGAATAACTATTGACATTCACCTAATTTCGTCGTACACTGACAAAATCATAGGAGAAAATAATGTCAATAGAAAAAACAATCCTATCAGCTATCATTTTTGATAAAGAATATGCTCTCAAGGTTCTTCCTTTCGTCAAGGAAGAATATTTCGATGATCATGAGCATAAGGTCCTATTCGAATTGATCTATACTTACACCGAGAAGTATGGGGTGCCTCCGTCAAAAGAGGCACTCCATATTGATCTTGAAGGTAAGCAAGGACTATCTGAAAGTACCTTCAAGGAGGCAAATGATCTTATTGAGGCATTTGAACATGATCCTCTGACGAATAAAGACTGGCTGTTAGAGAACACAGAGAAGTTTTGCCAGCAACAAGCAATCAAGAATGCTCTCATGGAAAGTATTGCAATCCATGGTGGTAAAGACAAGACTCGGGATAAGGGTTCTATTCCTACCATCCTCACCGAGGCACTTGCCGTTTCCTTTGACGCTAATGTTGGACATGACTTTATCGAAAATTTTGAAGATAGATATGAATTCTACCACAAGAAGGAAACAAAGATTCCTTTTGACCTAGATTGGTTCAATCGGGTTACCCGGGGCGGCGTGCCCAGAAAGACACTGAATATTATCCTAGCCTCAACGGGCGTAGGTAAGACCATGTGTATGACCCACATGGCTTCCGCTAATCTGATCGAAGGATATAATGTCCTCTATATCACCATGGAAATGGCAGAGGAAAGAATTGCTGAACGTATCGATGCCAACCTGATGAATGTAGGTGTTGATGAGCTAACTGAATTGCCTCGTGATGCTTATGAGAAGAAGATAGCGAAAGTAAAGCACAAAGTAAAAGGCAAATTGATCATCAAGGAATACCCAACGGGAGCAGGATCTACTGCGCACTTCCGTCATCTTATTCAAGAGTTGAAGATTAAGAAGAACTTCATCCCTGATATTATTTACATTGACTATCTAAATATTTGTGCATCCTCAAGAATGAAAATGGGTAGCAGTATTAACAGCTATACATTTGTAAAATCTATAGCAGAAGAAATAAGAGGTCTAGCAGTTGAAACAAAAACAGCAATCTTCACCGCTACCCAATCGAACAGAGATGGATATGCGTCTAGTGATG